CTTCAGACTCATTAAGTATTCTATAAATAATATCATCTCCTGTATTAAGAGTAGCATCTCTATGTGCTAAGAATTGACGCATACCTAATGAAGGACCTTCAACATTCCAGTCATGTGATCTTGTAGAGTCATAAAATGAACCATCATTTTGTACACCAGGTAAAGCATAACCTGCAGATTTTACAGGATATATTGCTTCTAATTGTTGTAATTCATCTTTATCCATCATGTAACCATATCTATCAACAATGTCAGATATAGTCATTAAGTCTACTCTACCTACCCAGTTAGATTGAGATACATATCTTGCTTCAGGTGATTTGTGATAAAAAGTTAAAACAGGATTCCATACTTCAACATCATAATCATCTTCATTCATTTTTAAATGCCAAAATTCTCTATCAGTAATAAGCATATCTCTAAATGCCATATTCTCTAACTCCTTCATGTAGAACCTTTCAGTATCAACAGCATGCTGATGACCTGCCCATTGTTCAATCATTGATCTATAATCCTTTTTAAAAAATTGTTCAATTTCAGGAAGAGTTTTAATGCTGTCTGGCGATGACATTTGTTGTGCTTGTTGAGCTTGCTCAGGATCATTAAAATCTAATCCCATTTTAGAAATGTTCTCTTGCATTTTTTGTTCACCATATGCCATAAGAGTTTCTTCTATCATTCCTCTTTTAGCATCAAGCATCTCATTAAAAGAAGTATCATCTACTGCACGATAAGTAATTTTATCATTTCTTTTAGCAAACTCTCCTGTAAGTACATTAATAACATTAGGTATAATAGGAAAGAATTTTAATTCAAATGCAGATACATCTTCTTGTGTAAGTGTATCAATTAAATCAGCATACTCATTATTTTCTTCAACAATATAATCTGTCTTGTCTATAATACCATTTGCTAATTTATAGTTTTTAAGCAGTCTTCTTGCATTACGTCTAATTTGTTTAAGACCTTGCATTTCCAACCAGTCAAGATTCCATGCTGCCCATTGTTCATTTTTCTGAGAAGCTAATAAAAATTGTACAGGTTGAGTAAGTGTACCCATTCTGTTATATTCTGTAGTTGCTCCTGCTTTAAGTTGTAATGCATTATATAATTTTGGCATAACTTTATTTTTTATTTCATGTTTTTAAATGGACTGTGTGGTTTTTTCATCTTGTCATCTTTACTAAATAATTTACCACTTTCTCTACCCATATGACGAAAAGGGCTCACTTGTAATTTAGCATAATTATTTGACTTTTGCAAATTATCATCTTCTCTTTCAACACGTTTAGTATATCCTCTATTAGATTCTTGCACTTTTGCAAATGCAACCATTGCACAAAATGCAACTAATCTATCCACGTTGAGTCCTTCTCTATATGCTTGCATTTCTTTTAACAACATTATATCAGGAATCCTTTCAATACCATATGTAGTTTTTACAATAGTACCATCTGGTTTTGTTTCATGATCAAGTTCTTCTTCTATAAATTGCTGGGCATATGATACAAGATTTGTTTTAAATAATGTACTAACATTTCTCCAACCATATTCTTGAAATACATTTGTATTACTTTGCAATTCTTTTAAGAATAATATTTGACTTTTTGGTACTAAATATTTTTGCTTACGTTTAGCAATCATATATTGAATAAACAAACTAATATTATTTTCTACAACTGTCCAAGCATTATACCATTCTATAATTAATTCTAATCTCTCATGTGTTTTATTTAAATCATCAAATCTACCACACCATGCTGCAACAATTTTATCACGTTCTATGTATGAATCTATTGAACCATCAGCTTTATGTTTTGTAATTTCTTGTGATGTCTTGTATACAAAGATGGAACATAGTGAGTCTGAGGTAGTTGTCTTTCCTTCTGCAACAGGGTCAATAGATGCATAGTACATTCCAAAAGTAGGATCTTTTGCAGGTCTTTCCCAAACTACCAGTACACCTTCTTTATTTTCTGTTTTTGCTGATATAGGAAATTCTGCTATAGGAATCTTTTTAGATTCTTTTGCAATAATTGTATTAGTTTCATCTCTTGATAAATCTAAAAATTCTTTAAAATATGCACCATCTTCAATTCTTCTTATTTGTGATACAACTAATGCAGGATTAAATTTAGCAGCTTTTCTACTAGCAAACGCTTCTTCAATATTAGTAGGGTGTTGAGAAATACGTAATTGATAATCATCAGGTTTAAGATCTTTTTTCCATTGGATCCTTGCATTTTTAATCATCTCTAAAGCTTCTTCTACTTTAGAATTACCATAGGTATCTATACATGGCATCATTGACCATTGTTCTGGAATAAATAAACCACATTGACCTATGGTTCCTTTATCATCTAAAAGATTAGTTTCAACAGCTAATATATCTTTACTGTTTGGCATCATTAACATTTCTCTTAGTGGCTCACATTGTTCTAAGTTTCCCACAGATCCTGCTGCAACAAATTGTCCAGTATAGACCATACCAGATTTCATAGCAGGCAAAAGATATTCTAATGTTTGATTCATTTTAGGAGCAATACCTGCCTCCTCATGAAAGAAAAAAGTACAAGGACCTCCTACACCATTTGTAGGATCTTTGTCTAGTATAAGTCCTAAGATTACAGATTTTAAACCTATATCTCTTTTTCTACCACCTTGATTTATTTCAATCTTTTGTTCCCAGTTAAAAATCTTATCTGGAGTACATGGTCTATACCAAGCAGTATATGTATTAAGAAAGTTTCTGTATTCTTCAAGAAATCTCCATGTACCTTTTTCACCAATATAATCTTTTAAAGATCCTGCCATTTTATTAATAGAACCTTCTTCAAACCAAAAGTAATTTATCATTTTACCACCATGATAATAACTAGAAGCTATCTGACGTTTTTTTAATATTAATGCATGTTTAGAACTATGCTTACCAATTTCTTCATACAATGCCATATGATACTGTACATCTCTAACATCAGCAAATCCAAATTTAGATATTTCTTTATTATATATAGGTAAAAAATTTAACCACATGTAATAATCTCTTGAGAGATACCATGTATTTTTTGCATTCTTATATATAACACCATATCTACATTTAGCTTTTTCAGCATCCCAGTATGTAATATAATCTTTAGAACGCATAGGTGCAAAACAATACACCTTGTTATTCTTATCAAAATTTTTTGATTGTTGATTAAACTTTAATGATGTTTCATCAAAGTTATATTTACCTGGTTCTTTAAATAAAGACCACATAAATTTTACAAACTCTTCTCTTGTTTCAAAATCAGTTTGGGACCATACATCTATAGCATCATCATATGTTGGTACAGATATATACATTATGATTTATTTGGAAATTCAAAATCAAATAACTGTATCAGTAAACTTTCAAAAGAAGGGTCTCTATATACTCTGTGTGCAGACTCAGTACCATTCCAATATGCTGAATGATCATCTCTATTAAATGCTGTCCAAACTTCTGTGTTGTGATTATAATGAAATAACCAGTTGTATAATTGTTCTTTTTCCATAATATTTACATTTGATCGTATCCTAAGTTTTGTCCTCCTCTTACAGAACCTTGTTGTTCTTCCATTAAATCTTTATAAGCTCCTCTAAATGAAAGTCTTATATTTTCAAATTTTGCAGCAGCATTTACAATAGAGTTTATATTTCCATCTCTACCATCTGTTATTTCATTAGTACCCATGTAACTGGCTAGTTTATCTAACATAGCTTTAATACCCATGTATGCACGAAATGTTGGAGTTTGGTATAATGTTTCACAAAGTCTTTTAGCATCAATAACAGCATCATCCTCCAAACTAAAAGTGATAGCAAGCTGCGAGAGTATAAGGTCTTCTTTTTCATGTTCAATTGTGTCAAAAAATGGATTTAAATCTGGATTAGGACAAGTCATATAAAATAAGTATGCATACACATTATGATAGTCTTCTGGATAATAATCCATTATGACTTTAAGATCTTTTAATGTGTAACAATGTTCTGTTGGTACTACTGCACCATTTTGTATATCAAATAATTTTATCATTATTTTTTCTTTACTTTATCTTTATTAGTTTCATACCATTTAAGTACTGCCATTACTTCATTTTTTAAATAAGGCATTTCATATATTTCAATTTCTCTAATGATAGGTTCATTGTTTTCTGACAGCTTTGTGATAGGATATCCAAATTCATCTGGTTGATCTTTTTCTTCAAAACTTATATGGTGTATAATAAGATTTCCTGCTTTTAAAGTAGGGTTATGCTTCAATATAATATACATATAAATACTGAGTTGTAAATTATAATGGTTTAAATTACAATCATCCATGTGAGCTACAGGACCTATCATTTTTTTTGATATACCTTCCCAGTTTACAAAAGAAGTTTTATCTATTTTTTTATTAGTCTTGTAATCAGTTATATGCACAGTATCATTCACTACCTCTACTAGATCAGATTGACCGCATATGCCAGCAGACTTTAAGTATACCATATGCTCAGGATATATACCATTGATTAACTTCTGTAAAGGAGCTAACTTTTTTCCTGTACCATCTAACAAAGGTTTAATAACAGGAAGTTCTACTTCATGTCTAACAATAGTATTACATCCTACTATGTCTTGTTCTCTTTGATCATGATACCAGTTACCTAATGTACATGCTCTATCTGATTCTTTTTTCCAAGCTTTTTGTATAGCTTCTACAGTCATGCCTTTCCACTTGTTATCTTTCTTTCTATTTAATGAACATCTTTCTGCAATTGCTTTAGAATCAAAAGGTTGTTTTAATACTCCAAGTAACGTAGTTACAGATACCCATTTAGTTTTATCTTCTGGATCTAATGAC